TTCATAGGAGAATCATAATTAAGAGGACAACCGATTTGCGTCATAAACCAACCATAGTGATTTAATTCTTTGATTGTTTTAGTGATTGCATTTTCATTATCACTTGCAAGAACATTAAATTCACTAGGATGGCAAGATACTCTTACATTTCTAGATTCAATAAGATGTTTGATACTATCAAATGATACTAATATTTTATGATAATCTGGTAAATCTTCTAGCTTTACATTTGCTTTGTCATAAGTGATAAGAGGAAAAAGATCAGAAGAAATTCTATAAGTATGATTATGGTCTGCACAATACTTTATGTATTGATATGTAACAATCATATTGTTAAGGATTCTAGAAGAAAGAGCAGAAAGAGCTTCTTGCCTTGGTAGGCTAGAGAATCTAGCATAAGTCATAGTATTAAATTTAATTGGTTCATCTCTCTCTGCAAGAGATAAAACAATACAACACACACCTTTTCTACTCATATTACAATATTATTAGAATATACAGCAATAGTCAAGCAAGATCACCAATGATGTATAGCATTGATAATAAGGACTATATTAGCAATTATGCCAAGGACTACCACAAATAATTCAAATGTTTTGTGTTTCATACTCATATATATTATACCTTCTCAAAAAATCCAAAGCTATTTAACCTTGTTGTGCCGTGGAACTTATACTTAATTGTAAAGTCATCTGGATGAATAAGTGAAAGAAATTTTCTACTTTCTTCTGTTTCATATAAATAATAATCTTGACCTATAATACATTCTATTCTGCACTCAAAAGTATCTACAAAATTATTCCATTCGTGCAAAGAAACCAACGCATCATATTCTGCCTTAATCTCTTGTAACCTAGTTTCTATTTTTTTATTGAGATTTAAATGTCTAACTTGTTGTAGCTTACCAAGATCAGCAAGTTCAATTTTTGGAGCAGAGTATTCGGCTATGTAAGAAGAACTTGCACGATTTTCTAAAACTCTTTTTGGGTCTGTCATCTGTAAATATATGTGGATGAACCATCTTTGTTTTTTAATTCTTTTTTAATCAACGACTTGTCTCTTTCATCTGACCAGTTTATACTATCAAAGTTTTGCTTAAACCTATTAGAGAAACAATTTCTAGGCTTATCTCCCTTTCCAGCCCCATTATTTGCACTTTTTCCATTCATATATTTGGCTTTTTTCTATTAGCAAATATGACTCTATATTTGGGATTTATTGATTCACAAATACAACTATATTTGCAATATTTCTATTCACAAATACAGCTATATTTGAGATTTTTCTATTAGCAAATATTACTTACTAAAATCGCCAAGATCACGATCAAAAGAAAACTTGCCAGTCTTTTCTACAAGACCTTCGTAAGTCTCCTCTGTGCAATCTGCCATCGTAGTAAAAGGCGAGATTACTGCAAAGATACCAAATGCACCAATAGTTGCTGCAGCTGAAATTGGACGAACAAATACTAGATCTCCAGCTGATAGAAAGCCATCTGCTACTGGAGTAGACTCACTTTGAGTATTAGAATCCGCGAATCCTACTGAAGCACAAAATAGTGCGATTAATGCTAGTGTCTTAATTTTATTCATATTAATATATTATATATGGTTATTATTGTTTCGTCAACTATATTTGGCATTTTTTCGTTAGCAAATATGATATTTCGGAACGAGTAGGATTCGAACCCACGGATGGAGTAAACCATCGGAAGTTTAGTAAACTTCTGCTTTAGACCACTCAGCCATCGTTCCGTTAATTATCATTTTCTGCCACATTATTAATATGATTTTTAATTAAATTATATAATCTTATTTCTTCTGGATTAGCTTCTCTTTCGACTTTATCTAAAGAAGAAAATGCATATTCTTTTAATTGATGATGCTTAAACCTATATAATTTATTTCCATTATCTGTTCTAGAATATTCTATATGTCTAAATGGCAAATCTTCACCTTTTATTTTGTATAGTGTGCCTAACTTTAATTTAATTTCTTGCTGTGGAAAAACTCCATCAATAAAATTTAAAATCTTTATCCAATTCATGATTTCTTCTTTTTCTTTTTGGGTTTTACATATTTCCAAACTTTGCCTTCCGTATCTAAATCAACACTCCAAAGCATAATTTTATTGTATAATTTATATCCGTATCCATCGCCCCATACCATAGTGGTTGTGCTTATAATGTCGCCAATATAATATAAAATTTTAGATAATACAATCCTCATATATTATATGATATATTAAATGTAAGCTTTTGTCAAATATAAACTTTTTAATAACAGTTAAATAAATAGAAAGTCCCGCAGGTCTTAGGGCTTGCGTAACTTTTTACTTTTCGCTACAAAATCAAAAATTTCTTTTTCTACTTTTTCTAAATTTTTATATTCTATTTCACTTTTGTTAATCAATGTTTTAATTTTTTTGATAGTAGAATTAATTTGATCTTCTACTTCTGGACTCCATTCCATAGATTCTAATTTATCTAAATTAGTAAATTCTTCATTAGCGATTTTTTCTAAAAAATTTGAAGAATTCAAAGCTAATAAAGCTTTATTGATTAAATCTTGCGTTGCATCACTCATAAAGAATTTTTCTTTGGAATAAACTCTACTAATACTTTTGATCCATTAACTTCAAAATATCTTAAATTAAAACCTTTTCGATCTAAAATTTTAGAAAGTTCATCAAAATATTTTTTTTCAATATATGCAGATATAACTTTATCTTCATGAATACTTACGCCATATTGATTTGTAAATTCAGAGCATAAACATAAGGCTTCTTCCATGTTGCTCATATTATGATTTACACTGGTCATTTTGGTTTGATTATATATAATTCTGGTTTAGTCGTAATCTTATTTAAATAAGATCTTGCTGAAGTTAAGCCTTCTTTACTATATGGAAAAACTCCATATTGGAATTTGTCTCTTTTTGATAGAATAATATAATATTTTTTCTTTTTAATCTTATTGATAGATTTATTTTTTTTATTCTTAAGTTTTTTCATTGTTTATTTTTTCCTTAAATTTATCCCAAAATATTTTTCCTTTACCATTCGTACTATGTTCTGCTAATCTATAAGCATTTTTAGCTTTAAAATCATTAAAATCTTTAGTTAATTCAAGATCTTCTGGTATAGAAGATATATAATCTTCAATTATATTTTGCATTTCATTATCTAATTTGTTATAATAATCTGCAATTTTATTAAGTCTATCTCTAACTTCTTGCTTGTTCATTTATTTGATTATTTAAAAATTCAATAAAGTCACCAAAAGTATTAATATTTTTCTTCATTAATTCTATTTGTTGCATATTTCTTATCAATTTTATGTCGTAAGCATCTTCAATTTCAGATCCTATCGAAATAAATGAAAGAGAATCTAAATCTAGAGATTTTAAATCAGTTGTTTTTTTAATTTCAACTTTTTCTGCTAATTCTGCTTGTAAAAGCATACGAATATGATCTTCATCTATTAGTTTCATATATATATTATAATTAAATAGATTCTTTATTACCAGAAAATACTACTTCACAATATGAATTCAATTCTTTTGAAATATATTCTTTCATGTTATCGAAATCATTAAATTTAATAAAATTTGGGCCTTCTTTATCATTATCTAATCGCAATTTAAATATCCCTAATTCTTCTAATATATCGCATTTATTGATAATTAATTTTGTAGTTCCAGATTTTTTAATAGCAGACAATAGTTTATTAAAATTTAACCAATTAACTAATCTCTTTCTTCCAGTAGTTGTACCATATTCTTTTCCTAGCTCTATTAATCTATTTAACTCTTCATCTTCCCATAAAGATTCTGGAAATAAAGGATCAATTCCGCTTTTTGTATCGTATATTTTAGCGATACCAATAATGTCTCTTATTAATTTAGGACTAAAACCTAAAGAACATGCTGAATATGGCAAGGTTTCACTACTTGTTACATAAGGATAATCGCCATAATTAATATCTAACCAAAAACTTTGTGCTCCTTCGCATAAAACTTTACCATTTAATTCTCCGTCCCAAATATATTTTTTATCTAAATAATTTTTTGCTATTTTACCAATTCTAAGCATTTTATCTGAATAACAAGGAGCAATACCTTGTCCAGTTGTTCCTAGTTTTGGTTTTAAAAATTTTAGATCATATTGAATATGTTTTTCAGTAATTATATGAGCATTGGGACTAACCTTGATTAATGATGTATCAAATCCTTCTTTTTTAAGATAATCTATCTCATCAAAAAATTTATCAATATTGATAACACAATTTGGACCAATAACGCATTTTTTACTATGAAAAATTCCACAAGGAATGACATGAGTTTTATATTGCTTATCATTTAAATAAACTGTATGTCCTGCATTTGGCCCACCATTCCAACGACATACATAGTCATAATTATTAGTTATTGCATTTACAATTTTGCCTTTGCCTTCATCCCCCCAAGAAAGGCCAAAAACAATATCAACAAACTCTATCATTGTTCGCAATTATATAATTTGCTAGGGTTTCTTAAATTAAAGATATTTACATTTTCTTCTTTTTTATCAGAAATAATAGTTACAGTTTCATGATCAATAACTTTATTTACAATACCACAATATCCCTCTTCTGTTATAGAGTTTGTTATAACAAACATTTTCTTACCCAAGATTCTTTTTAGAATGTTAAATTTAATTTTATTTACTGTTTCCATATTTATTATTATATAACTTATATATTGAAAATGCAATCTTTTTAATAAAAAACTATTGCGATTGCGTATTCTTTTTCATGAGATAATGATACTTGTGCATTGTGTTTTTTATTGTTTAAAAAAATATAAGGTTTATTTTCAATATCTAAAACTTCTATTTCTTTTTTAATTCCAGCTTTGTATGCTGCTTCTTTTACTGCCCATTTTCCAGCTAATTTTTTATAATAATTTCCAGACTTAGCTTGTTTTATTTCTCTAAAAGAAAAAGTTTTGTTTACAAAAGATGTTTTTGCTTCTTTAAATCTATTTATTTCAACTAAATCTATTCCAATCATATTTATTTTCCGTGTGCAAAACTTTCATACATACTGTTTGCACTTACTCGAACTACCTTAATCTTATTGTTCCAAATCCCTCCTCGCATCTCTTCTATAGTTCTAAAACCTAAATAACTCATAGAACTTCTTAATCCATTTGTAAAATCATATACAACATCTTCTAAAGTCTTATCCTCTATTAAAGGAATTAAAGTATGATCTCCTTCTACAAAAAGATTCTTTTTCGTGCCATCATATAATTCGTAATCTTCTACTACATCTTTACTTGCCATGCCTCTATATTTTCCATATCTTTTGCCATTTTTTTCTATAATATTTTCTTCATCAATTGCATCAGCTAATCCAGCAAAAATTCTTCCACAAATTACTCCATCTGAACCAGATGCAATAGCTTTTACTAAATCTCTAGGGTTTCTAATTCCACCATCAGCAAGAATACTTGGTCTGTTTTCTTCTTTAGGATTTTCATGTCTAAAGTAATCAAGATTGGCTAATTGAAAATTCCTAACAGCTTTCCAAGCATAATATAAGCCAGTAACACTTGGACATCCTATTCCAGTTTTTATTTGTGTCAAACACATAGAACCTGGACCAATAAGATGTCTAAAACCATCTGCTTTTAAATTAGCTAAACGATAAACACTTTCTTTTGTTAAAGTATTACCAACTATAATATCTTGATGATAGGAAGATTGTTTATACCAAATTAAAAAATCTTCAACATTTTGTGACAAACCATTAGCTGTATCCAAAAAGAATATATCTGTATAAGGAGCAATAATTGGTAATCTTGTTTGAAAATCTTTTAAACCTATAGCATTTATACAAAAATTACTTTGATCTTTTATATACCTTGCTTTTACTGCTTGATCCTCTGGACTCATGAATCTATGAAGAACTCCAGCTCCACCAATTTTGTTAATTTTAATGCATGATTTTACAGATGAAACTGTATCCATTGGGGATAAAATAATTGGAATATCAATATATTTATTTTTAGATATTTTTGTAACAGTACTTACTTCTTTTCTAGATGATATATTAGAAAAATTAGGTAATAAAGCTATATCATCATATCCTAATCCTTCTTCAATGTGTATTTTCATAATTAAAACTCTAATATTTCCTTATTTTCTTTCTTTACATGTATGACTTGTGCTTCTTCTTTTTCTTTGATAATATCAATTTCTTCTTTTGTCAAAAATTGATTTAAATTGTCTTTGATATTATTTAAAAAAGCTATATGATTTTTATTGCAAGGGCAAGTTGGATTTGAAGCGACAGCATCATATATGTTTTTATATTTATCCATAATATCATTTATACCTTTGAGTTTATAATCATGAATAAGAACTATAATCTCCCAATTTTTTTCAATGCTAAGTACTGGATCTTTCATGCTTTATCTGAATATAAGTATATTATAATTTTATATAAAAGTAAACTTAAAATATAAATAAAACCTAAAAATTTAAAACTAATAAAAAATGAAGATATTAAAGATAACCAAAAAGTAATACATAATGGGCAACTTATCAATCTTATAAAAAAATTATTATAATTCAATACTAAAAAATTAATAAACATGCCTTGATTTTGTATTTTAGAAACATTTTTATACTCATTAATATATTTAGATATAAATGGCAGAAAAAATCCATATTCAACAATCACATTAGTTTTAAACCATATAGTTAAAAATGATGCTGTAAAAAAAGAAAATAAAATTGCTTCAATCATTCTGGTAATTCTGGATTGTATGATGGTTTTTTATCTGATTTCAAGGTATTTGAATATGTATAACTTGAACTAGTAGATGGAGTTTCTTGTTTTTGTGAGTTATAAGAAGTCGAAAGTGTGATAGCGGGTTTTATTAAATTGGTTTCTTCAATGTTATCTGGATTTAATGCAGATATATATCTATCTGGAAATTGAACAGGATAAACGCTATTAGTAGAAGTTGTTCTATATACTGCCCATGTCTGATTAGAATGATCATTTCCGTAATTTTGTCGTCTTACAATATAACTAGGAAATTGTCTATGGTATATTGTGTTAGTACCTAAAGAATCAAATAACCAGTATTCATTATTATTCATTTTTCTTATAGTCATTGATGGAAATTGCCTAGCGAAAACACTATTAGTAGATGTTGTTCTAGTTATAGTTGCCTCTTGATATTGACAAAATGCAACGGAATTTATTGCTATGTATATAAATATAAATAATTTTTTCATATTTTTTCTATCCAGTTTATTTTTGTTATTGGTAAAACAACTATTTGAGCTATTTTATCTCCAATAAATATATCTAATTTTGTCCTTTCTCCAAAAAATCTTTCTTTATCTGTTCTCATAAAAAATTCTTTAGGATTATTTATATTTGTCATAATAATTGATACTTCTTTAAATTGACCGTGAGTTAAAATTTCTGGAAAAACAGTAACGCCAGATTTAAAGTATAAATCTTTTTTAGATAAAATCATTCCAAAATAACCCTCTGGTATTTGAACTGATAACGATGTTTTAATATTTTTTCTTTCTCCTGCTGAAATAGTTGTTCTCTCTGCACTAGATAAATCATAAATAAATTGAGAATCTGCATCAGAAGGATCTTTTGCTCTGGTAAATATTTTTTTATATAATGCAGTTATCATATTTAATCAATTTTATTTTATGAAATTCAAATATTTCTTTAGATTGAATGTCCTTGTCGTATTCTTCTATATAAAGAACTTTTGATATATTGCTAGAAGCTATTAAATTTGCACAACTTGAACATGGTAAAAGTGTGACAGCTAATAGACCTGCTTTTGTAATATCTACATTTGATAATGCATTTACCTCCGCATGAATAATATACTTCCTTCTGTTATCCCTGTCAAGCCAAAATTTTTCATCTTTAGATTCTCCAGATCTTATGCCATTATATCCTACTCCTAAAACACGACCTTTTGAATCTAAAACGCATGATCCAACTTTTTTATGAGGATCTTCAGATCTTCTTGAAGCTACAATAGCAATTTGCATCGCCATATCATCAAACGATATTCTTTTCATTTATTTTTAAAAGATAATCCAATAAACACAAAAAATGATGCAATTAATGTTAATGTCATAATGAATATTATTGCATTTTTTTTGAAAAAAAGCAAGTTTATTCTATAATATATATATAATGACAATATTGGATGCTGTAAATAAGCTTTTAAATTTTTACAATCAAAAAGACATATTCACTTTTGAAGAAGATTTTCAAAATACTATTTTTATTTCTGAAGATCCAAATTTAGATAAAATTGTTTTTATATTAGCTTTAGAAGATCTCGAAAAGAATGATATGGTTAAATCTTATAAACAAGGTAAAAAAACTTTTTATGTTTTAAAAAAACCTTTAATAAGTTATGATCAAAATATAGTATTGTCTGGAGTTACAGCAACATTAATTAGCAAAGTAATTAACGATTTTTGTGATAAAATAAAAGATAAAAGAGATTATTGTGATCCTAAATCTATAAGTGAAAAAGATATAAGAAATTTAACATTTTTAGCTTCTATTGCAGATGTAAAAAATAATCAAAAACAAGAAAACATTGACTAATAGATAAATTTAGTTTATTATTGTATAAATGCAAAATAAAATAATTGGGATTGCTGGATGTGCAAGGTCTGGCAAAGATACATTTTTTAATATACTAAAAAAGTATATACCAGAAGTAGAACAAATAGCTTTAGCTTATGAATTGAAAAAAGATTTAAATGATTTTGTTAAATCTAAAATTGGAATATCTGTATTTACTGATGAAACAAAAGATAAAACTCTTATTCGTGGACTTATGGTAGAATATGGAAAAATCAAAAGACAACAAACTGAAGGTACATATTGGACATGTCTGGCTCAAAAGAAAATTAACGAAATTCTAAGAAGTGATAAAATTCCAGTTATTACTGATATAAGATATGATATTTATCCTAAAGATGAATTTGATTGGTTAAAAAACGAAAATAATGGAATTTTAGTTCATATTACTAGATTGTTTGGTGATGATGAAATCCCTCCAGCCAATGAAGAAGAGTCTATTAATAACGAAAAGTTAAGAACAAAAGCAGACTATTCAATTAAATGGAATACAGTAGAGTCAAATCAAAATCCTGTAGAAGATTCTAATTTGAATGAAGTAATAAAAGGATTTATTAAATATTATGATAAAACTAGAAAATAAAACAGACGAATTTTTAATAAAAAGAATTCAAAAAAAGAATTGTGATGATAGTCTTAAAATATTAATTAATCGTCATTCACCATTATGTTATAAAATATATAAAAAATATAATCCATCTTTCAATGTCAAGAATATAGATATCAATGAAATTTATCAACAAAAAGATTATATAATATATAAAACTGTTCTTTCTTTTAATTTTGAAAAGAAAGTAAAGTTTTCAACATGGCTAGGTAATCAAATAAGATATCAATGTCTTAACGCTATTAATAAAAAAGAAGATATTATATATATGGATGCGCCAGAGCTTCAATTTTTAATAGATAAAAATCCTTTAGACACAAAAAATGAAAAATTAAATGAATTAAGAGATTATATAAATTCTTTACTTGAGCAATTAAAAGATATTAGAATTTGTAAAATATTTCAAATGAGATATTTTGAAAAAGGATCTATTCAAACTTGGACAAAAATTGGTAAAAAAATGAATATGAGCACTCAAAATGCTATTAATTTACATAATAAAGGCGTACAAATATTAAAAAATAAATTGACAAGTAAGGATTTGTTTGATAAAATATAAAAATAAGGAGATACTAAAAAAAATAAAATGAGCGAAACAAATAATAAAACTGATTGGTCTAAGCGTGAGCTTGGAGCATTGTGGAAAAAGAAGAGTACCACTCAAACCTATTTGACTGGACATCTATCTTTTGAAGATGGTGAGCGTATCAATGTAGTCGTATTCTCTAATAAGAATAAGAAGAATGATAAAGCTCCAGACTTTCGTATTTATGTTTCTGAGCAAAAGCCACAAGCTAATGCTTCAGTTGCATCAACACAGAAGAAGGTCGTAAAAACTCCAGTAAAAGCAGTTGTTCAAGAAGAAGACGAAGATATTCTGTGAGTAAAAATCTTGCATTACATTTACCTGTCAATGCAGTAAGTTTTGGGCAGGTTTCAGTTGGCATCTTAAGAGAAATCTATAAGAGAAAATTGGAACCTTGCCTATTCTTAATTGGTGGACAAGCAGACTTATCAGTACATAATGTGGATAAGGATTTTGCAGATTGGCTTAAATCATGCGCTGATAAATCTTTAAAAGATCATAGAAGATCAAATCCAATATTTAAACTTTGGCATATTAATGGATCTTTTGAAACTTTTAGTGATAAACAATATTTATTAACTTTTTACGAACTAGATTCTCCAACTCCAGAAGAAATAAATATTCTTAAAAATAACCATAAGGTTTTTGTAAGTTCTGAATATTCAAAAAATGTATTTCAAGATAATGGTGTAGAAAATGTAGAGTATCTACCATTAGCTTTTGATACGAATAATTTTTCTGTAAAAGAAAATAAATTCTTTAAAGATAGAATTACTTTTAATATTGTAGGTAAACTTGAAAAAAGAAAGCACCATGCAAAAATTATACAATCTTGGCTTTCAAAATATGGAAATAATAGAGATTATTTCTTAAATTGTTCTATTTTTAATCCTTTTATCAAGCAAGAAGATCAACAACAATTAATCAATAATATATTGCAAGGACAAAAGTTCTTTAATATAAATTTCTTAGGATTTATGCCTAGCAATCAAATTTATAATGATTATCTAAATTCTGGTGATATTGTAATTGGAATGAGTGGTGCAGAAGGATGGGGATTGCCAGAGTTTAATAGTCTATGTTTAGGTAAACATGCAATTATTTTAAATGCTCATGCTTATAAAGGTTGGGCAAATGAAAAGAATTCTGTTCTAGTAAATCCAACTGGAAAAATTGAATGTTATGACAATATGTTCTTTAGAAAAGGATCACAATTTAATCAAGGCAATATTTTTGATTTTGATCATGTAGATTTCCTTAATGCTTGTGATAAAGCTATTCAAAAAGTCAAAACCGACAGAGTTAATAAATCTGGTTTAGAATTGCAAAAGAAATTTACTTTTGAAAAAATGGTAGATTCAATACTAGAATATATTTGATGCCAGAATACTTATATCAACATCCAGAAACTGAAGAAATCATAAGTATAATCCAAAGTATTCATGATGCTCATGAATATATTGATTCCAAAGGTATAAAATGGAATCGTATATATACTATACCTCAAATGGGAATTGACACTAAAATGGATGCATCTATGGATTCTAAAAAATTTGCTGAAATGACTGGCAATAAAAAAGGTACTATGGGTGATTTATTTGATCAAAGTAAAGAGTTATCAGAAGCCCGTAAAAAAATGCATGGTGGAAAAGATCCAGTAAAACAAAAATATTGGGCAGACTGGAGTAAAAAACGAAAAGGTAAGAAACATCCTGAGATGTTTAAAGACTAATTAAAAATTGTTTAAATTAAATTAAACAAAATTCAATTCAAGTTCTAAAGGATTTACTGGTTGACCTCTATCAAATCTTTTGATAAAGTTTGTTCCTTTAGTTGGCATATTAGCTACATAAGATTTTTTATTTTTTAATGAAATCTTAATATGGTCTGCTAATACAGATATAGAGTCTAGATTTTTAATGCTAGATTTTAATGATCTTGCTATAGCACAACCTTGAGGATCAGCTAATGTACCTTCTTGTATATTTTTATTTGTTATCTTGATTCTTTTTTTCATCTTTTATTTCTTCTATAGAATATTCATAACTATCACTATCTTCGGTAATCCATTTGGGACTATTTTCAACAGTATAAATATGAGTATTGACTTTTCTTTTTAATAGAAGCTCGTTTGGTTTTGTGGCAAAACTAGGATCAAATACTTTAATTCGATTATTTGGTTGGATTGCATAATTTCCATTATCTAATTCTATTACATGTCCACTTTTATGTTGATCTGGTTGCTCGCTAAATCCAAAATTTAATTCATTATAATCACTATGCGCCCAATCAAGAGTAAATAAATATCTACCATAATATTCTTTACCAGTTCTTCCAGTATATTTAATTTTTTTATTTTGCAAAACATAAAATTTTGTAACTGCCACATGATAACTAAAACTATCCCATAACTCAAGTTCATCTAAATTTTGTTCTGGAGTATTTTCTTTTTTACAAAATGCACTTATTGGTGCATGCCACCAAATTCCACCATCTTCCATTAAAAAATTAAAAAGAGGAACTTGACTTGGAATACTCGTTAATCCAAAAATTAAACATTTATAATATTTATCATGACTATCTTCTTGATTTCTTAAGTAATTACCTCGAACAAAACATTCGATTGTAGGTATATTTGTATTTAAAAAAGCCATCGTTAATTTATTTACACATTAATTGATAATCTGTGTAAATTATAGAGTAAGTATAATGTCTAAAAAACATAAACAAAAAGAAGATAAATCGGTTTGTATTCCTCAAAGAGATAAAATTGACGGATTTTTAGATATTCGAGAATTAACATGGACAGATAATCAAAAAAAATTTATTCAATTATTACAAGATAAAAATACTAAAATGGTATTTTGTAAAGGCCCAGCAGGAACAGCAAAGAGTTTGCTTTCAGTTTATGCAGCTTTAAATGCTATCAATAGCAAAAAGATTGGTGAAATATTTTATATTCGTAACCCAGTAGAGAGCTCTTCTCATAACCTTGGGTTCCTTAAAGGTGACTTACATAGTAAACTTGATCCTTATCTTCAGCCATTAATGGATAAACTACATGAATTATTACCAAAGAGTCAAGTAGAAATGCTTTTAAAACAGGAAAGGGTAAAAGGCTTGCCAGTTGGATTTTTAAGAGGTTTAAGTATTAATGCTAGTTATATTATATGTGATGAAGCTCAAAATTTAAGCGTTCATGACTTATTGCTTATTACTACTAGAATGGGTAAATTTAGTAAATTAATATTAATTGGAGATATTCGTCAATCTGACATTAAAAATAGTGGATTTGAAGCAACTTATAATTTATTTGATAATAAGAAAAGCGCTGATAAAGGTATATATACTTTTAAATTTGGTACAGAAGATATTATGAGAAATGATATATTAGCTTATATTATTGAAAAATTTGAAGAACTATCTGATACACGAAAACAAAAATAAGTAGAAATACATACATATTGATTGTATAATTTAGGATATGCCAAAGATATATTGTAGCAATTGTGGTAATCCAATACAGTTTTCAGATGTAAAACCAAATTTTTGCCAAAAATGTGGAACTAATTTATCTGGAGTAAAACAACAAAATGTTGCTAAAAATGCTCAAGAAATTGAAATAGTAGAAATACGAAAACCTTTAAATAATTTGAATAATTTAAATTGGGATATTGAAATAGAAAAACCAAAAGGCATAAAATTAAAAGATCTTGCAAAAGGTGAAAAACAAAATCTTGAATCAAGAAATAATGATGAAAATCTTTCTAAAGAAGAATTCTTAAAACAATTTCAAAAAGAAGCAGGAACCTTACGCAGGGGTAATCAAAATTACCAAGCTTCTGATGATGACGATGATGCTTATGATGAAGCAGAAGATGCGTGAAAAAACCAACATTTGAAAATAAGTTTCAAGAAATAAATATTGAAATCTACAAACGAAAGCATAAGTGGAATTTAACTTCGCTTGCTTGGATGGATTTTGATGATGTAGCTCAAATATTAAGAATACATATTCATAAAAAATGGAATATGTACGATCCAAAACAACCCCTCGCCCCGTGGATTAATAGAATAGTTAGTAATCAAATAAAAAATTTAATTCGTAATAATTATGGAAATTATTCGAGACCATGTCTTAAATGTGCTGCTGCAGAAGATGATGAACATTGTAATATTTATACAAAACAATGCAACGCTTGTCCACTTTATGCAGCTTGGGAAAAAAATAAAAAAAATGCACATGATACTAAATTACCATTAGCATTAGAAAATCATACAAAAGAAGTGCATGAAATGCAAGATGGCAAAGTAAATATTGAAGAGAGCGCAAAAAATATACATCGTAAAATGCAACAAATTTTAAAACCAACTGAATGGAAAGTTTATCAAATGCTTTATATAGAACATAAAGATGAAGATCAAGTCGCATCAAATATGGGATATAAAACAAATGAAAAGAATCGTGCTCCAGGATACAAGCAAGTGCAAAATATTAAAAAAGCTATAATGATTAAAGTGAAAAAATATATTTATAGTGATGAAATTGATATTCTATGAACGAAATAATTTTAACAGATGAGCATAAAAAGAAAATTTTAGATGAATGGAATTCTCGCCCTTCTAATCCGCCTTCTTTGGCTGAATTAACAAAATTAATTTTTGGAGAAGGATTTGATGGTAGAAGTCAACAAGGAAAATTAATTAAAAATTATCTTGCTTCTAGACAGATTGTCCCAAAGAAAAGCCATGAGTATGAAGCTAAAGGTTTAATAGATCTTACTGATGAACAAAAAGAGTATGTAAGTAATAATTGCCCTACAATGACAGCTGTAGAAATAGCAAAAATTATATTTAAAAATAATGATTTAACAAATTTAAATCAAGAAACAAGAAGTGTGGGAGAATATATTAAAACTCTTGATACTAAAGTTGTATATTCAAATCCTAATGAAATCCCAGAAGGAGATTATAAACCACCTACAACTCAAAATAGATGTTTAGCTAGAATTAATAAATATGTACATGAAGGAATAGATGAGACAAAATTAACAGGTAAACAAAAAAGAGATATACAATCTTTAATTGGATATTTACATACTTATCGTTTTCTTCATCAAATTAATACTTATCAAGATCAAAGTGAAAGAGAGCTTTTTGAAAGTAGTTTTATAAGATATACTTATGATAAAAATGATCTTACACAAGAGGAAGTAGATCAATACATAGTATTAGCTACAGAAGTAGTCATCTCGTCTAATATTCAAGGCACAATCCAAGCATTACAATTACAACTAGATGCTGCCGTTGATTCTGGCGAAAAAATATCTATGTCACTTGTAGAAGCTATCAGTACAGCTAGAAATGAATATAATCAAAGTGTCGGTCGTCAACAAAAACTTTTAAGTGATTTAAAAGTTAAAAGAAGCGAGAGACTAAGCAAGCAAGTAAAAGAAAATGCTTCTATTTTAAATCTTGTTGAATTGTGGAAAGAAGAAGAAAGTAGAAAAGAAATGATAAGACTTGCAGAGATGAGAAAAGAATTACTAGCTAAAGAAGTAGATAGATTATCTACTATAGATGAAATTAAAGCTAGAATTATGGGAATCTCTAAAGATGAAGTCTTGAACGGATGAAATGCAAATTGAATGTAAAGTATGTAAAGAATTATTTCAAGCAGATAAATTTTTACATCTGCATTTAAAAACTCATAAAATAACAACCGCAGAATATTATCAAAAATATTATCCTAGATATGATTTACAATCTGGAGATATGATTAATTTTAAAAATAAAGATCAATATTTTACTGACGATTTTAACAATAAGAATCATCTTAAATCCTACGTTAAAAATCTTGAACCAGAAAAATTAGAAGAATTTTTAACAAATTTATTAATAAAAAGAAAAGATAAAAAAGAGTTAATATATTCTCCTTCTCAAGTCGAACTTAGATCTTTAATAATGCCTTCGATTGTTACTTTTAATAAATATAAATTAAATTATTATGATATTTGTTATAAAATAGGATTTAAAAATAAATTTCAAAATTACAATGGAGAAGAATTAAAATTTGAAGAATCTGAAAGATATCAAATAATGGTTGATACCAGAGAGCAAAATCCACTTAGATTTAAATATCAACAACAAATTGTTAAATTAGATTTTGGTGATTATACATTAAATGATTTAGAAAAATGTTGTTTTACAGCTGTTGAAAGAAAAAATCTTTCTGACTTTATAGGAACAATGAGTGCTGGTTATGATCGATTTAATAATGAGATAGAAAGGGCTAAAAACGCTAACTATTACTTAGTAGTACTTATTGAAGAGTCTATTAATGATGCACTTTCTTTTAATTATTTACCTCATATATCTAAAAAAATAAAAGCTACTCCAGAATTTATATTTCATAGAGTACGAGAATTAAATCAAAAATATGATAATATTCAATTTGTTTTTGCTGATGGTAGAAAAAAAGCTTCTGAATTATTAGTTAAAATATTAACTGGTAATTGCTTTCATAAGAAATATGATTTGCAATTATTAATTGATTTGGGTATAATTTAGTATGTGGCATTGTCCAGAAAAATATAATAAAAAAGATTTAGTTGATATTAATAAACAACTATTAGAAATACAGGGTCCAATGCTAGATAAAGAAGCTAAAATAAGTTTAGCTAAGTTTTTAAGAGCAAATCTTGGATTAACAACAGAATTAATAAGTGGAATTAAATTAGCTCCATATCAAGAGGTAAATTTAAAAGCCTTTTTTAATCGTAATTTTAATATGTGTGTTTGGGGTCGAGGATGCTCAAAATCTTTTATCGCAAGCGTATATTGTTTTTTACAATGTATTTTTGAACCTAACTCTAAAATTTTAATTGCAGGACCAACATTTAGAACTGCAAGAAATATTTTTACAAATTTAGAAAAAATTGTCAATAGCAAAGAAGCTCAACTTTTACAACAAGCTTTTGGAGTAAAAAGTAAAAGAAATGATTTATTCGAATGGGAAATTAATGGAGGTAATATTGTTGCTATTCCTCTTAATGGTGAAAAAGTTCGAGGCTTTAGAGCCAATGTGCTTGTGCTTGACGAGTTTCTTCTTATACCAGAAGATATTATAAAAAATGTTCTTATGCCATTCTTAGTCGCACCTCAAAATATGAAAGAGCGTATTCAGATAAGAGAAATGGAAGATAAACTTATACAAGAAGGCATTATGAAAGAAGAAGATAGAATGGTATTTCCAAATAAATCTAAAATGATTGCTCTTTCTTCTGCAAGTTATACATTTGAAAATCTATATAAAACTTATAAAGAGTGGGTTGCAAATATATATTCAGAAGAAGCAGTCAAAGATGCCACTTATTTTGTAAGTCAAATGGGTTATGAAGCATTACCAGAAGAAATGGTAGATAAGACTATTATTGAAGAAGCTCAAGCTGGAGGTTTAAGTCATAGCGGATTTTTAAGAGAATATTGTGCTCAATTTACAGATGGAAGTGATAGTTATTTTTCTGCTAAAAAAATGCATTTATGTACTATTCCAGATGGAGATTCGCCAACTTCTAAAATATATGGAGATAAAGATAAAAAATATATATTAGCAATTGATCCTAGTTTTAGTAATAGTCCAAGTTCAGATTATTTTGCTATGTCTATAATTGAAGTTGATGAAGAAAAAAAAGATGGAATACTTGTTCATTCTTATGCTGTAGCGGGTGGAGATTTAAAAGATCATATTATTTACTTTCATTATCTAATGACAAATTTTAATGTAGAAATGGTTATCATTGATAATGCTGGTTATCAATTTATTGACTCTGCTAATGAAAATGAATTATTTAAAAGATCTGGAATTGAATTAAAATTTTTTCAAGTTAATTCAGATGCAGAAGGAATTGAGTATGATCGTATGATAAAAGATGCAAAAAGACAATATAATAAAGAAACAAAAAGAATTTGCTTTAAACAAATGTTCACTACTGATTTTATTCGTAGAGGTAATGAATATTTGCAAGCTTCTATAGATCATAAAAAAATATGGTTTGCAAGTCGTATATGTGCAAATGGAGATGCTTTTGGAAGAGCAACAGGTGCAAATATAAATATTGAATCAACTGGATTTGACAATTTAATAGACTTTGTAGAAAACCAAGATGATATGATATATGCCACTAAAAAAGAATGCAGTTTGATAGAAGTCAAAAGTACAAGCCGTGGAATCCAATCATTTGATTTACCTCAACATCTTAAAAGAAACACTAGTTCTCAAAGAGCTAGAAAAGATAGATATACAGCTCTTATGCTTGGTAATTGGGCAAGTAAAATTTATTTTGATATGATTAAAATTCAAGATAAAGTGGAAAATGAAACATTTAGCCCTATAATGTTATAAATAGGTGTAATTTTTAAAAATAACTAAAAATGGCTAAAAAACCCCAAAAAGACGAAAAATTAACAAACTTCACAACTGTTGAACCTTTAATGGCTGTGGCAGGAATGAAAGAAATAAAAGCTTCTGATAAGATGAGAAGAAATCGTGCTGGAACTATTGAGAGAACAGATAAATACGCTAATATCTCTAATGGACTAATTCCATTTAATCGTGCAGCTAACAATATTTATAGTGCATCTAATATGGATATTAGAGATGCCGTTATTTTATGCCAAAAGTGCTATTATAATTTTGCTATATTTAGAAATACAATTGATCTTATGACTGAATTTAGTTCTAGTAAGATATATTTTAAAGGTGGAAGTCAAAAAAGTAGAGATTTTTTTGAAGCTCTATTTGATAAAATTAATCTATGGAGCTTTCAAGATAAGTTTTTTCGTGAATACTATCGTTCTGGTAATGTATTCATTTATCGTTTTGATACTAATATTAAAGAAGATGATTTAATTAAAATCACTCAAACATTTGGAATAAGTAAAGCTGCTTCTGTTGTTTTACCTGCTCGTTATATAATAATTAATCCTGCAGATATTCAAATTGGCGGTAATATAAGTTTTGTCACTAATAGATTTTATAAAGTATTAAGTGATTATGAATTAGAAAGGCTACGTCATCCAAGAACAGATGAAGATAAAGAAGTATATGATTCTCTTCCAGAAGAAGTAAAACAAAATATTCAAAAGAAAGCTAATACTGCTTTAATGCCTCTTGATACTCATCGTCTTGTTGCTGTGTTTTATAAAAAACAAGATTACGAGCCATTTGCAGTTCCTATGGGATATCCTGTTCTTGAAGATATTAATGCAAAAGCTGAAATGCGTAAAATGGATATGGCAGTAACAAGAACTACTCAACAAGCAATTCTTCTTATTACTATGGGAACAGATCCAGATAAGGGCGGTATCAATCAAAAAAATCTTGAAGCAATGCAAGGCCTCTTTCAAAATGAAAGTGTTGGTAGAGTTTTAATTGCAGATTATACAACAAAAGCAGAATTTGTTATTCCAGGAATTGCTGATTTACTTGATCCTAAAAAATATGAAGTAATTGATAAAGATATTCAAATAGGATTAAATAATATTCTTATTGGTAGTGAAAAATTTGCTAATCAAAGCATCAAGGTTCAAGTCTTTATTGAAAGACTTAAACAAGCCAGAGAAGCATTTATTAATGAATTTTTATTTCCAGAAATTGTTAGAATCAGTAAAAGTCTTGGATTTAAAAATTATCCAACACCTTCTTTTGAAGATATTGATCTTAAAGATGATATTCAATATGCTCGTATTTATAATCGTTTAGTTGAATTGGGAGTATTAACTCCAGAAGAAGGTATTATAGCTATTGAAACTGGTCGTTTACCAGATCCAGAATCATCTTTAGAAAGTCAAGTTAAATATAAAGATCTTAGAGATCAAGGTTATTATACTCCATTAATTGGTGGAAATCAGGCCCAAGCTGGCAGACCAGCTGGAAGTACATCTCCACAATCTACAAAAAATGTAAGTCCAATAGGAACTGGCAAGCAATCTAAAGCTGAATTTAGTGCTAAAAAAGTTTCTGAAAATTTTGCTCTTGCTTCTAAATTAGAAGAACATGTAACAGATTTAATTAAACAAAAATTTAATATTAAAAGACTAAATAAACAACAAAAATCTATAGTTGATGATATTACTAAAATGATTGTATCAAATGAAAATGTAGATCAATGGATTAATAATGCTTCTGCTTATGTTGAAAATCCAATAGATAAAAATCAAGATAATATTAAAGAAACTCTTGATATTGCTTCTAATCATCAAGTAGATAGTTATATTGCTGGAATACTTAGAAATAGTAAAATTTAATTATTAATATTAACAAATAAATCCATATATTTTCTTGTCCATGATCTTATTTCATTATATTTATCGTTAAAATAGTATAATTTTTTAGGATTATTTTCATCAATAAATTTTTTTGCTATATTTTTTGAATCAGTTGAATTAGAAGAAGCCCAAAATAAAACTATATATTCTTTTTTATTCAATTGATATTTAAAATTTTTAAAATAATATAAATCATTAAATTTTGATATATTTTTTTCAAAATCTTCTACTTTAATAAAACAAAAAAAAGATTTTCCTTCTAAATATATAGAAGCTCCATTTCGTTGCCATTTCCTCAAGCAATTAATAATTTCAGCAATTTTTGATTTAAATTTAGATTCTATTAGTATATTAATTATTTCTTTTTCCATTTTTAAACTCCTGTATATGAATTATTATATTTAAATGGAGACTCTGCAAAAGCTGCAAAAATATATTTTTGTGCATTCATATTTATAAGACAATTTGCTGAATCTGCTGATTTTATCTTAAATCCATTTGAAAAGAATTCTATATTATTTTCAGTTGTATTTAAAATTGTTGAGTTTTTATTTAATATATAATAATTTGTGGCTGGATTTGTTTTATTATTATAATTATCTATCATAATCCAATGTGTTTTTTCTGCATTAGTTGTCGCTGGCCAAACATTCATATTTTTAATAATAATTAATTTTGGAGAGAAATTTGTAGTAACAAATGGTCCATTTGCTAATCCATTTCCTATATAAGATCCAAACTTACTACCACCTTCTGTTTCTCCAAATAATAATGAAAAATATGTTTCTCCAGATATATTACCAGTTCCTTGAGCAATAAATGATCTATTTGTAAATAATCCATAAGGTCCAGAAGACCCAGTTATTCCATTCCAAGATCCAATTAATTCTCTTGTTGTATCACTTGGAATAACAGAATAAGAGCCTGATGTGGTAATAATAGGAGTTTGATATGGTTGCATTCTATACTGACCGTATATACCAAATCCACTTGTTGAAGCTGTATCATTATTTATTGGAGCAGCTATACCAGAAAGCATAATAGCAAAACCTGTAGGAGATTTTAAATTACTATCACCAACACCAACAATTCTAAAAAATCCAGTTTGATCATAACCTAATGCAAATCCGCTATTAGTAATAGTACTATTCCATTGACTACTTAAATTTAAAACTTGATTTGCAGTATTTGCACCACTATAAGTTGCAATAGTAATATAATTTTTACCATCTTGTGTTATTGGAGTTTGAAATGGAATATGATTTTGATCTCCAATACTATATAAAAGTCCCCAAATTTTTGGCCCAACATTACCAGGAGTAGTATTTGTTATTACAGACAATCCACTTATGCCTTTAATTACAAATCCAGTTAATGGATTTGTTGGTATATTTGCATTTCTATAACCAATTCCAAATTGCCAATATTTTCCTAAATCATTTGAGTTATATATATCTTGAATAGTAAATGTTGAAGAGCATGGATGAAATCCACTTACAAGCCAACCATTTAAAGATGTATTTGGTTTTGTGCCAGTTAATCCAGGTCCTAAAGAAAGTCCACTAAAGAAAATTCCAGTATTAGTAAATCCAGGATCAAATCCTGTAATGTTTCCACCTTTTGGAATACGGAAAGCGATAACTGGAGATCTATCAGAATATAATCCTGTAATTCTACTAGCACTTGTTGTTTCAAGAATGCCTGATACATTTGTTAATGTATAAGACCCTTCATTATTTGGACCATAATTTATAAGGTTTTTTAAAAGATATGCACCACTATTATTAACTGGTAAATTTTTATTTAATAAAACAGAAGAATAGTTATATTCCATTTCATGATGCCATATCCACCAGTCAGATGATTGAGTCATACATTTTGTAATTACAAAAGCTGGAGTTTTTTCAAGATTATGTGATATATATTGAATATTTCTTGAATCTAAAGAATTTCCTGTATAAACTAGCATCTCCATTTTGCCTCTAGTATCTACAAATGGATAGGACAATTTATTATCATTAGAACCAAAGTTATAAGCTGTAAATTTTATTGTTCCACTTGGAGGATTAAAGAAATCTTTTGTTTTAGGTCTTCCTAAATTAAATACATAACCTGCACCGCTATAATTAAATATATTTTCATCTCCAGCTTTTACAACAGCATTAGAATTATTTTGAAGATTTGAACCTACTATAATAAAATCTCCTAATCGATTAATAGCTATATGAGAACCAAAATTATTATATTGATTACGATTTGAGGCTGTTAGTTTTGAATTTCTAATAAATGATCCACCTTGACCAGTATAAGTATATATTGATCCTGCGTCTGGAAGATTGTTATATGGTTGTCTGAATGATTGAGAGAAAAATTCTTTAGGTGCACCAACAAATACAACATGGCCAGAATCACTCATCGCTACAGAATGACCAAATAAAGAACTATAAGGTCTACGTATACTTCCAAATCCAAAATTGATATCAGGATATATATTTGGAGTAATTCTCGCTTCTTTGTTATAATCCCCAGTTATTCCAGTTATCATTGAATTTCCAGTTTGATCTATAGGAGAAAAATAAACATAGGCTTTTCCTGTGCCATCAATATTTTTATTAGGAACAATTAATCTACAATATCCAGAAGATAAATAATCTATATTTGCACCACAATTAAAAGCTAAATCATATAGAGAATTTACTCCAGTAATTTTAAATGTATTAGATGGAATAAGTTGTCCAGTTCTTAGTCCTGCTGCACCAAAATCAACAAGTCCAGAATCACCAATTGAAATACCATGAGGAATATTTAATTCTAAGTTACCACTATATCCCGTTGTTGATATAAATACATTTCTTCCTGGAAAATTAGTTTGTATTTGTTTTAATCCTTTTAATGTAGTTTCTTTGTGCCTTTTATCGAAATTAAATAAATTATTGTAAAATGTAGATGGAAAATCATTTTGATTTGTTTGTACTAAAAATGGAGCATTCATTCTAAAATTAGCATAATTTTCTGCTCCAGTTACAAACTCTGTTATATCTCCAAAAATTTTAAAATCTCCATTAACAATATTGTCTCCAATAAATATTCCTGTACCAATAAATCTTTGTATAGTTGGCACTGCATTCTGCGCTAGGACTCTGAATGTACCTGATGTGCCACCACTGATAACGATTGGATTACTAGATAAATCAAATCCTAGACTAAGATCAACCGTGGTGTTGTTCGCAAAAGTAGAACTTTTTAATGTTTGAAAGGAGTTATAATTTTGACCACTAAATAATAAAGACCAAAATCTTGGACCAGTATTGTTTGTTTTAAACTTTAATCCCTCAAAATTTTTTACTCTTAGTCCGCTATATGGAAAACCAGAACAACCTATTGTAAATTGCCAATAATTCTCTTGATTATTTGCATTTTGTATTTCACTTGCAGATGTGCCAGACACAACAAATCCTGTACAAGCCCAACCATCATCGCTTAACGTATTATTATTTATTTTTAGTCCTGTGCCTAAAGACAATGTAGAAACAAAAATTCCACTTCTATTTGTAAAATTAGCTTGAGCTGTCCTTCCAGTTTTAAGTATGCCAGTTGGAATATTATATTCTGTAATTTTTGCGTTATATAAAGTCCCTAGACTATTTAAAAATCCTGTTTGTAAAAATGCTCCACTTGAACTGTCTAATTGATTATAGTATGATTGATTAGAGCCTATCCTATAAATTCCAGAAACTATTGTATAAACATTTTTAGGATCAAAATTACCAGATGGTGCTCCAATCACTATAACATTTCCAGAGGCATTCATTCCAATACTATAACCAAAACATCCAGAATCTGATGGATAAGAAGGATTTGTTATAATATTTTTTATATTAAAATTTGAACCAGATCCAGTAATAATATATACTTGCCCTACATTTTTTTCTGAAACATTGCTTGGATATTCAAGTTCTTGACTATATCCTGGAGCACCTGCAGCTATAACATGTCTACCACTTGAGATACTTGGAACATTAACATCTATATCCCATCCTAAATAAGATCCAGAAGATCCAGTAATTTTCTTACATAAAGACCAAGCATTTTGACTACCAGTATAAATATAAACTGCTCCGTTTTTAAATTGACCATCTTGAGGCGCACCAATAACTATTAAATTACCATCTTGATTAATTTTTACTTTATGACCAAAATTTTCTTGTCCATGTAAATTAGAATCTCCAGTAAAAAATGTACTAAAATTATAATTTAATAAACTTCCATTAAATACATATGCCATGCCTGCATTTGTCATAGTATTAACTGTATTATTTAGTAAATTTAAACTAGATGTATAAACTATATTAGAATTAGTTAAATAAGGTTTTAATCCAATCAATTGTCTTCCATCAGAACTTATTGAAATTTCTCTCCAATCGTTTTTTGCTAAACTTGAAAATGCTGAATTATTCCAAGAAATACCTGTATTTATTGACATCCAAACACCATTTGAATTTATAGAAGTTCCTGTTGCAGATGCAAATTGAAATCTACCATCTCTATTCATTGAACATGAACTCCAATTAGCAATTATATTACGATCAGTCCATGCTAGTCCATTATTTTGCGAATTATATATAGATCCAGTTGAATCAACAGCCATTTGATATTTACCGTCTTCACTAATACTAACAGAAGCCCAACTTCTAGCATATTCACGAGCTGTCCAATTTAATCCTTTATCTGAAGATACATAAAGGTTTGTGCCATATCCTGCAGCAATTTGATATTGACCATCAGAACTTACTGCAACTGATTTCCAAGATCTATTATTTTCTTTAGGTATCCATTTATTTCCAGCGCTATCAGAAATATAAATTTTATCTCCTTCTGCAACTAACGTTTGATATTTGTAATCTTTACTTACAGAAATCGCTGTCCATTTTTTAGCTGTTATAACTGGAGTAACATTAAGTTTTTTATATTTCCAAGTTGTACCATAATCTAAAGACTCCCAAAGATTAAGATCATCCTCTATACATGCTATTTGATATTTACCATCTTCACTCATATCTACAGATGTAAAACGTAAATATGGATTATTACTTGATTTATTAATCCAATTAATTCCATAATCAGATGAAACATACATTTGGGAATATGAACTTATAGCTATTTTATATTTACCATCATTACTTTGAGCTATTTTACAAAATCTAGAACTGATATCGAATGCAACTGAACGTTGAATCCAAGAACTACTATCAAATATACTTGGAAATACTCCTGTAGATTTTATATAAGAAGTTTTTGGAGCGCCAACTACTATTGTACTTGAATCTGAATTTACAGAAACAGAGTAACCAAAAGCATTACTAGTTGTTGCTCCAGTTAATATTCCATTTTGTAATCCTGTATATCCAGTTTGATAAAAACCTTCAGTAACTCCAGCTCCATAACCAACCCACATTCCATATCTTGCATTTTTAGTTGGCCAGACCCAATCATTATTAGAATCAAAAATAAAATTATAGTAATATGGATATTCTCCTGTTTTATAAGATCTTAATCCAGTTATTTCTGTATTTTTAAAAGAAATATTTCCTGCTAATCCTGTAAAAATAACTACCGATCCTGTAGAAAAAGAACTAGAATTTGAATATGGTCTTACTAAATGACTAGAATTTATATTTGGTGCACCAATTACAATAGAAGTTCCTAAATTATTAATTGCTACAGATTGTCCAAAATCAGATGTACGTTTTCTACCACTTAAAAATTTAACTTCTGCTATTCTTCCATTAAAAGTATCTAAATTATACCATCTTTTGCCCATAAAAGATGTATCTGCTGGAACTCCAAGATCATAAGCTGGATTTTGAGAATTAATTTGTAAATATAAATTATTTCCACTACCAAGTAAATTTCTATTTGGCACTATAATAGGTTCATAATATAACGCTGGAGTTGTTCCATGTGCAGGTGTAGCTTCTTTACCTTTCACAAGCATAAATAAAGAAGGATTATCACCAGTACCAAAATCAACAGATGTAAATTCTCCAGATGCCATTATATCTTGAGAATTAAATTCTTTAATTTGAAGATGTTCTTTAGGATTAATAGCTAAATTATCTAAATGTACTGTATTTAAACTTCTCCAATATCCACTTGTATTATAAGAATTTGCATAACCAGTTATATTTTCTCTACTATAAATATCTTTCCATAATTTAAAAGGTTTCTGTCCAAAATTTATTTCAGCTAATCCTTTATTAATTGTTTGTAAAAATGGATAATAATAATCTCCTGGTCTTGCCCTTGCTCCAGTAACAATTGGAACTGGAGTCCAATATGCACTAAAATTATCTGCAGTTTGCGAATATTCTAAAGTTGGTGGAAATACGTCTAAATTTAATCTGAAAGCATATAATTGTGCTCTAAAAATTCTTTGTACTGCATATGCTTTATCATAATCAGAATAAATTCCAGCAAAACAATCTTCATTTCCTTTCGCAATTACTTCCCAATACCATTTGCCAGTTTTAATTCCAAAATTAGATTTTCCAATAACACTTGATTCACCTTGCAATGTAAGACCCCCATTCAAAATTGAAGTTGCATCTGAATTTAGTGAATTTAAAATTGCGTAATTTGCAGCGTTTTTACCTTGAAAAGTTCTGAAAGATGGAGAGTCTAGAGAAGAATCTCCACTGTTAAATCCATATGTTGCAAAAATATTATCTCTTGTTCCAGAGAAATAATAAGTTGTTCTTAATCCATTATTGCTTCCATCAAATGGAGCATATAAAATAGTATTATTATCTGTTTTTAATGCGCTAGATGGTACAGAAAAACCACCAGTTCCATAATATATTCCTGTGCTAATTTTTAGATCATCAATATATCCATAAAATGGATTAACATAACTTAAACTTCCACTATCCCAAACTGGCATACCACCAATAGTTAAGTAATTTGTATACCCTGTTGCTTTATTTAAATTTGAAGATCTTCCAAATGATAATTCAGTATCTCTTCCTACATGTACTCCATTTAAATAATAATCGAATCTTTCAAGATTTGAATTTTCTGGAGCTTTTTGATAATGAGTTATAGCAATATGATTCCAAGTATTTAATGTCAAAGTACTTGTGCTACTCAAAAAGTAATTACCTGTTGGAGATTGTGGGTTAGGATTTGTTCCTATAGATGAAAAATAAGAATTAGCTTCTGTTTGATTTAAAAAATATTTAGTTTGAATTGATGGAGTAAAAAATGCTTTACCACTTTGAGGAGATGATGTAAGATAATTTTCAATAATATATGGAGGATAATAACCATGAAATAAACCAAATACATTTAAACCTTGCCTTTGAGCAGAATCTGCTGGAGTAGTTGATCTTACTAAATTTAATCCTGTTGGATTATAATTAAATAGTTTATTTCTTGATCCTCTAGAAGAATTTGGTATATAAGGAGACGCTCCTGGTTCTGTTAAACCAACATAAATTCCCCATTGTGTTCCATCAACAATAGTATCATTAAAAGGTTTTTTTGATAGTTCTATTCCTGTAGATTCATGGAAACATAAAAGTGTGCCCATAGTTTTACCTAAACCATTTGCATTACCATATAATAATCCTGTTGCTGGTGGTGAATCTGTAGGATAAACCCAAGTTTCAATTGTCCAATCTGTATCTATTTTAAATCTAGAATTACCAGCATCAAAAACTCCACTAATTGGAATTGTCATGCATTTTGCTTGTTTAATATTTTGATATCGATTATTAGGAATAGATAAAGAAGCATTTCCAAATGCAAAAGTTAAATCAGAAAGATAAGTAAATCCAAAAAAATCATCTCTCTCTGGATTAGGAGTTCCTTGAATAAAATCTCTTTGATCTATATAAGAAATCAAATCTGGATCTGGTTTATAATCTTGAGAGACAACGCTAAAATTATTTTCATCATTAACTAAAAATTTTAAATTTACTCCATTTGTATTATGATTTGTGTCTGAATATTTTGGAGTCCATAATTTTTTGTTTCCATAATATAAATATTTTCCTAAATCATTTGGATAAACAACTTTTCCATCAAAAAGATGATAATCTGCCATATATCCTTCAAATAATGCATTAAAATTATCTGATTCTGGATAATTTTTACCAAGAGCATGAGAAATGCCAGGATGAGCAAAAGGTCTTTTCTCTGTATACCTTGTTATTGATGCTCTATTATCTACATCCCATCTTGTGATTAATTCGCCATTTAAATATATTTTTAATCTATTTGAAGATAATTCTTCATGAGTATCTAAAATTGCTACAATATTGTACCAGCCATTTATATCTGTAAATAACTGATCTGTACTAGTTAATAAATTTAAATAAGTATTTGTTGTCCCGTTATTATTATGGTAAACATATAATTTATTATTAATTATTTGCCATAGCCAATAATACTCAATTGGTGAAGTATTTTTCCAACTTGATAATAAAATTCCATTATGCGTTCCTTGTCTAGATAATTTAAACCAAACACTTTGAGTTTGTCTATAATTAATTCCACCAAAACCAGGAGTATATTTCAAATAACTACTTCTCCCATCAAACCTTAAAGAATTTGGTACTAAATAATATTGATTATCTTTATTAAATAAATTTAATTGAAACATATTATCCTATCATATAATTAAGTGCAAAAGTTCCATACATTTTACCACCTATTGATATGAAAGAAAGAATATCTAATCTATTTGCTACGCCATTCAATTGAACATCTATATTATCTGGGAATATATAATCTGAACTAAAAGATATTGACCTTCCTCCTACATCATCTTGTTTGATAACCAATATATAAATTCCTCCTTGCCTTTGATTTGCTGGACTGCTTAAAAATCTATTGCCTTTTAATGTTATATAAGCTACTTGAGCATCATCTAAATTCCAATATATATAAGCACTATCAGTTAGTTCTTGTGCTGTAAAATTATGTTGTTTTGTAAATGATTGAACAGAAGTTAATGAAGCCACAGAATCTGTATTTAATTTGGTTGTAGTTATTGTTCCATCTAAAATTTTATCATTAGAAATAGTATTATCTGCTATTTTATCATTAGTTATTGCACTATCTTGTATTTTTAAAGTAGTTATAGCTTGATTGGCTAATTGATTTGTATCAACGCTTCCATTTGTAATTGATGCTTGTCCATTGATAATAGTAAATGCACCTGCTAAAGTCGTAGTTAAAGTAGTAATTGTAGCAGAATTTGCTTTTAGGTTTCCATTTATTTCTAAAAGTGTTGCAGGATTTTCGACTCCCACACCAATATTACCATTTGGTAATATAGTTAATCTTCTTACTCCACCTGTTGACAGACCAATTTTATCATTATTATCAAATACTAAACCTGTATTTTCATCAGATGATCCACATAATGATGGAGCAGCTGGTGTACCTAAAGCCAATTTAACTTGAGAAGCTATTAAAGTAGATGTTTCAATACTATCTGTTTGAAGGATTCTAGCCATGTACTATATTACACGAATAAAAATCAGTACACTTAAAATACAATTAAAATAAAAATGTTAATAATTCGAACTTTTTTACTTTTATTTTTCTTAAGAAAGATGTAATATAAAGTTTAGTTTATCTTATGAGTAAAGCAATTTTAATTAAAAAACGAAATGGATGTTCTGAAAAATTTAACATAGAAAAAATAAATAAAGTAATTAAATGGGCAATTGATGGTTATTCTGGAGTAAGCCTTACTGATATAGAAATAAACGCTAATATAAATATACATGAAGGCATTTCAACAAAAGAAATTCATTCGCTACTAATAGAAAGTGCAGCAAACCTTATATCAATATCTAGTCCCAATTACCAATATGTTGCAAGTAGACTTTTAAATTATCAATTAAGAAAAGAAGTATGGAAAGGAAAACATGCTCCAAGATTAATAGAATTTATACAAAACTCTATAAAAAATAAAATATATGATCCTATTATTTTAGAAAAATATACAGAAGATGAATTAAATAAAATTGGTGAGTTTATAGATCATGAAAGAGATTATATTTTTACATATGCTGGTATAAAACAACTTTGTGATAAATATTTAATTAAAAATAGAACAAATGGAATAATATATGAAACTCCACAATTTGCTTATATATTAATCGCAACTTATGCTTTTATAAATTATCCAATAGAATCTAGATTAAATTATGTTCGTAAATTTTATGATGCAATTAGTAAACATAAAATTAATCTTCCAACGCCAGTAATGGCAGGAGTAAGAACTAGCAGTAGAAATTATGCAAGTTGTTGTTTAATTGGAGTAGATGATACAAGAGAAAGTATTACAGCTAGTGCAACTGCTGTAAGTATGGCTACCGCTAATAGATGTGGTATTGGAATTGATGTTAGTAAAATTAGAGCGATTGGTTCTCCCATTAAAAATGGAGAAGTTGTTCATACTGGATTAATTCCATTTTTAAAAATTTATGAAAGTAGTGTTAAAGCTTGGCAACAAAATGGACTAAGAGGTGGTAGTGCAACTTGCAATATACAATGGTGGCATTACGAAATTGAAGATATCATTGTATTAAAAAATAATGCTGGAACAGATGATAATAGAGTTCGCAAACTTGATTATACAATTGGAATGAGTAAACTATTTTACGATAGAGTACTAAAAGATGAAGATATTACTTTATTTAATAATGCAGAAGTTCCAGAACTTTATGAGGCTTGGGGAACAAAAAACTTTGATAAAGTATATAAAGAATGTGAATCTAAAAAATTAAAAATTAAAAAGAAAATATCTGCTCGTAAATTATTTTCTCTTATAATTAAAGAAAGAGTTGAGACTGGTCGTATTTATGTCCTAAATGTAGATCATGCTAATGATCATGGAGCTTGGTCTGATAAGGTTACAATGAGTAATCTTTGTACTGAAGTCATTCATCCTACTATTCCATTAAATGATTATAATGATAAAGATGGTGAAATTGGAATGTGTATTCTTTCGGCAGTAAATATGCTAGAAATAAAAAACTGGCAAGATCTTGAAAAGACTTGCGATCTTATCGTAAGATTTCTTGATGAAATCATTGAACTTCAAGATTATTTTAATATTGCTGCTGAAAATTTTGCTAAAAAACGCCGTAGTATTGGAGTAGGTATTACTAATCTTGCAGCTTATCTAGCTAAAAATGAATTAAAATATAATTCAGATAAATCTCTTTCAGTAATTGATGAATGGATGGAGCACTTTCAATATTATCTTTTGAAATCAAGTCTTCAATTAGCTAAAGAAAAAGGTATGTGCGAAAAATTTAATAGAACAAAATATTCAAATGGAATATTACCAATTGATACTTATAAAGATAAATTAGATGAAATTTGTAAAAGAAAATTATCTCTTGATTGGGAATCTTTAAGAAAAGAAATTAAAGAATATGGATTAAGACATTCAACTTTGTCAGCTTGTATGCCTTGTGAAAGTAGTTCTGTTATTCAATGCTCTACAAATGGAGTTGAGCCAATTAGAAGTTTAATTACTTATAAAATGAGTAAGATGGGTAAACTTCCAGTATTAGTTCCAGGGATAGGAAAATATGAAGGTAATTATGAATTAGCTTACGATTTTAAAGATAATTCTGGATTATTAAAAATGAATGCTATTATTCAAAAATATATTGACATGGCTATATCAACTAATGTATACTACAATTATAGTCATTATGAAAATAACGTACTTCCAGACGCAAAAGTTATGAAAGAATTAATGTACGCATATAGTCTTGGATTAATTAGTTTATATTATAATAATACAGATGATGGTGATAAAGAGCAATCATTAAATCAAAAAGAAGATAGAGATTGCTCAAGTGGTGCGTGTAAACTATAGTCCATGAAAACAGTATTAAATTTTAAAAATGTAGATACTACGAAACAACCATTATTTCTTGGAGAAGACCTTAATCTTCAAAGATATGATCGTTTTAAGTATCCAGTATTTTTTGAATTATTTAAAAAGCAAAATGAAAATTTTTGGTGGCCTCATGAAATTGCTCTTAGTAAAGATAGAAGCGATTATAAAAATTTAACCGATACAGAAAGATTTTTATTTGATAGCAATTTAAGATTTCAAACTCTAGGTGATAGCATGCTTTCAAGAAGCATTCATTCTCTTAAAGATTATGTAAGTAATCCAGAATTAGAGATATGCATGAATACTTGGGCTCAGTTTGAAGGTATTCATAGCTATTCTTATTCTTATCTTTTGAATAATGTTTATCCAGATCCTACAAAATTCTTTGATAGTATTATGGAAGATAAAGAAATTACAAGTCGCGCCGAGTTAATTAGAAATAATTTTGATAAAATTCTTGGCGATGATGAGAAAAAAGATCCTAAACAAAAGATTTTTGATGCAATTCTTTCTATTAATGTCATGGAAGGTCTTGTATTTTATGTTTCTTTTGCTTGTTCTTTTTATTTTGGATATCGTGGTAAGATGGAAGGTAATTCTAAGATTATTAAATTTATTCAAAGAGATGAAGCTCTTCATTTTGCAGTCAGTCAAAACTTACTTAAAATTTTAAGAGATGAAGATAAAGAAGGTTTTACTAGCATCGTTAAGAAAAGCGAAGATAAAATATATGCTTTTTATGAACAAGCTGCAAAAAATGAATGCGAATGGTCACAATATTTATTTAGCAAAGGTAATTTATTAGGATTAAATCCAGAAGTTCTTGATGGATATTCTAAATGGCTATGTGATAATAGATTAAGAAGTATAGGTTATAAGAAGATATTTAATCAAAAAGATAACCCAATTGGTGGTTGGCTTGATAGTTATTTAGACAGTAGTAAAGTGCAAACCGCACCACAAGAAACAGAATTGCAATCATATAAAATTGGTGCCAGAGATACAAATTTAAGTGACGAAGATTTTGGTGATTTAAAGCTATAATAATTATCTGAAAAAGTGTAAATATCTATGTGAATTTAGATATTAACATATTATTTAATTTAATTTTGGGGGCATTATCGTTCTTAGGTGGTTGGTTGTTTACTAGAGTTTTCTCTTTATTTGATAAGCAAGAAAAGTTAATGAAGGAATTGAATGATAAAACATTTAGCGATTTTATAACTTTAAGAAAAGAACTAGAAGCAGAGAGTAGAAAAAATGAACAAGATATTGCTGATCTAGCTTTAAAAGTTAGCACAACTTATGCCACAAAAGATACAGTAGAGAATACTATGGAAAAGATTGAAGATAAACTTGATAGGAATTTTGAATTGATTCAACAGTATTTTTTCGATAAAAACTAATTTAACTGTAATAGTATAAGTGATAGTAACTGATAAAGATATATCTTATCTTTCTAAAAAACTTAATCTATCTGAAGAGAAGACCTTCTGTTTAATTGATGATCCAGAAGCAGTAGAAAAAATACTAATAAAAGTAGCACAAGAAGATTTGCATGGAAATGAAGTAGTAGACATTAGTTTTCCACTTTATACATGTTTATGCATTTTAAAATATAGTGAAGATTTAAAATACGATTTTAACGAGAAAGAATATATAAGTGATACTATAAGTAAAAAATATCCTACAATAAGTAAGGACAAGCTTGAAGAAGAATTTATTTTAAATATAAAAAAGAATGAAGATAGTGCTCAATACTTTACTGTGTTCTTAGGATTCTTTCATAAAAAATTGGATAGACCAAGAAGGTGCTATCCAGATCAAAAGATTTATTATACTATAGCTAAAGAAGGTTACAATAATTCAAACCGAGAGAATATAGCTTATCATTTAAATAATTGGATTAAAGTCTTAAGAAGAATCAATACTGAAATTTGGTTTTAAATCTTATCTTAATTATTATACTTTTCTTTAATATCCCATAGAAGACTTTCCCTCATATATAATATTGAGGTTGTATCTAGTATATAGTCCCTACTTTTCTTTTAACTCCCATTTTTCTCTTGCGAGGAAACAGACTACGGCATTTATAGAGGCGAGGTGGCTTACCTCTGTTACATTGCCGTCCCTTACAGCCACACATTAATTCCCAAGCCATCTTATGCACAAGGGAAGTTTTCATAGTCGCAAGTCTTCACAGCGTTGCTATCTCTTGGAACTATATACTAAACAGTTTTCTATAAAACTATCAAAATTGCCTATAATTAGAAGGCTATGTCAATAGGTTATAATACTACTCTTTTTGGAGTTTGTCAAATTTTTTTATATAATATTTTCATGGAGCTTATTAAAAATCAGAACTCTTGGAAAAAATTTATTAAAAATAAACTTAAAAGCTATAATTTAGAAGATAGTAGAATTGATAATAATTTTAAGCCTCAAGAGTTTCCTTGTTTAGCTCAATCATATATAAATTCAGATGTTAATGGTTTAAGATTAAAATTTGTATTTGCTTATAAAAAAGATTGCAAAAAACTATTAAGTAAAGTATAATCTGTGTAAGATCGTTTGTAGTTCTTTCTCATTGGGCCCGTACTGGTTTCGATTTTAAGAATTGAAATTAGAATGCAAGTAGAGTTGAAGTGGACTCTATAAACAACTTCAAACACTTAACTGCCAAATCAGCTAAGTTAAAAGGTAGTTTCTCATTGAGAGTTTCTCACAATAAGAAGCACCTAATCGCAGCCTAAAAATCTGCGACCTGTTATCTATGACACATCTACTAGAATAATGGGTATTTAGATGTATATCTTTAAATCCTTTTTATTTAATTTTTAAAGATATTATTTAGGGTGAATATAGCTAAGGTTGTATTCATTTTTAAATAAATAGCTATAGCTCAATTGCTTATTCGACACTACAGCGAAATAACGGAATAAGATAAACTTGTAGTATTTTAATTTGACTTTTTAAAAGACAAGAGTTCAATTCTCTTCGGGTCCAAGTATTTAACATATCAGCATTAATTTTGTGTAATTATAATATCATGGCTAAATATTTTAGAGAGGTGGGATTTGAAAACGTTGCATTAACAGCAAGCTCTTCTATAAATGGATCATTAATTATAGCTGCACCTGGAGCAGGATTAAGTATATATTTACTTGGAGCTTCTACTTTTGATGATATCAGACTGCATGAAACAAATGGCTCTGGAGCAAATATAGTAAATATAGGTGGAGGAATGTCTAATTTTCCATCTACAATAAAAGTAAGAGAAAATATAGGAGTTTGGCTTGTGACAACTGCAACCGCTGGAGTAACTCTTTTTTACTACATAGACAACTCTTAAAGGTGTAATAACAATATCATGGCAAAATATTATAGAGAAGCAGGTTTTGAAGGAGTAGCTCAAGTTGCCAATACTCTATTATCTGGAGTAGTATTATCAGGTCAAGGGCCAAATACAACAATTTATTTACTAGGAGCAAATGCTCATTCTAATACAGTTTTAAAACAAAATAATAACAATGGATCAATCATAGCTTATATCGCAGCTGGTAATTCTGATTTTCCAGCAACAATTGCAGTAACTGGAAATAATCATATTTTCTCATCAGGTAATGATGCATGTTCTTTATTCTATTACGTTGAGTAATTTATGAAAAAACTAGAAATTGATTTTAGTTCTAGCATAGCTAAAAAAGGCAAAGCTCCACTTAATAAACCATTTAGACTTCCTTCTGGTAGTAAAAAGAAATTTGGAGTTTACGTTAAGAATGATAAAGGTAATATTGTTAAAGTTACTTTCGGTGACCCAAACATGTCAATTAAAAGAGACAATCCAGAAAGAAGAAAAGCATATAGATCAAGACACGGTTGCGATAATCCTGGTCCAAAATGGAAAGCCAATTATTGGAGTTGCAAAATGTGGAGTGCAAAACCAGTTAGTAAAATTACTGCAAATGAAGATGAGGTTACTTTTGAGATTGATATTCAAGCTAAGAATAAAGGTCTTTGGTATAATATTCAACAAAAGAAAAAAAGAATGGGTAAAAATTATCGTCCAGCAAAACCTGGTTCAAAAGATCGTCCAACTGAAGAAGCTCTTAAAAAAGCTCAAGCAGATGACTATACAAATCAAGATTATAATTGGGATGGAGAAACAGAATTTGACCAAAATCAATTTACTCAAGAAGATCCAACTTTAAATCAAGTAGAAACAATGGATGACCATGATATGGAAGCTCTTGAAATGAGTGAAAGTCAATTATCAGCAATCGCAGATAAAGCAGAACAACTTCTTGAAGGAATGTCTGATCCAGAAGTTGCAGATGATATACTTGAACCTTGGATTCAAAATAAATTAGCAATTATTGATGATTATATGGCTACAATTTATGATTACATTATGTATCCATCAAAAGAAGAAGAAATGCAAGATCAACAAAATCCAAATTTAAATCAAAATCAAGCATCCTCTATGTTTAAGGTTGGAGATAAAGTTAAAAATATTAATGCTATGTGCAAGCATTATGGCAGTGAAGGTATAGTTAAAGAAATTCGTGATCTTCCTCAAGATATGGGTTATGCAGTTATATACGAATGCTCAAATAATGGCCCAACTTGGAAAGCTGGTGATACGCTAGGAAAAACAGAAATACAACTTCAAAAAATTAGCGAAGCAAAATGGAGCAAAGAATACAAAGATAGTATCAACTGCAATAATCCAAAAGGCTTTTCTCAAAAAGCTCATTGTCAAAGTTTAAAAAAGAAATAATCTTATGGCAAATGAAGGGCTTATCTTTCCAAAGTTAAATGAAAGACAAAAAGATCTTTATCTTAAAATAATTACTAATCTTCAAACATTTGGATACTTTGATAGAGGAGTTGGAGGTAATGGAATTCATTATGCTAGTGCTTCAGAAAATCCATATAAAAATCAAGGTATAGATTGTGAAAATTGCGTATTTTATTATCTCGAAGGCGATGCTCCAAGATGTGAATTGATTCAAGGTGCAATTGAACCAGAAGCAATTTGTAAATTTTGGATAATCAGCGAGAAAGATATTAAAAAAGAATCTCAAGCAGCTTTTAAAGTTTTGAATAAAAAAGATAAAATTTTTGAATTGAATTTTAATGGCAAGAAAAATAAATAAACTTTGGAATTGGAAATCGAAAACATTATCTGTTGGGTTGGCATTAATCGTATCTTGGATCTCCTGCTTAAAAATTGGTTTTGAATTAAAAAAATATAACTCAATAACAAATCTTCCTAATTCTTGTTTTGTTGATGCAATGATTTATGCTTCAAGATGTAATCTTCTTTTAGTAACTACCTCAGACTCTTGGAATAGTGTTTATGGTTTTACCTTTGGCTATAAAGACGATAAAGAATCTATTCTTGGTCATGCAGTTTGCGTTTTTGAGTATAATAATAACTTATGGATGTATGACCCTAATTGGGGTACATCTCCAATATGTCAAATTGGAGATAGAAAAAAATACAAAGAAAAAATAAAATTGTATATAAACAAAAATTACCCTATAATAGTAATAGAGGATTTTATGTTAAATGATTGGACATATGTTCAAAAAACAAAGAAAAATAAAATGAACAAAACTTATCAAGAGGTGTCTATACATTTAGATGAA